CCCAAGCCGATGCTGACAAGATATACATGGAACTTGGTGTACTCTCTCCAGACGAAGTCAGAGCTTGCAGGTTTGAAGGCGAGCAGAGCTATAACACAGTTCTCCAAGAAACCGCAGGTGTTGATGAATAAGGACCTTTTCTTTCAACTACTCAAGCTGTTCTGGAAATCCAAGAAGAGGAAAATATTTCCCAACACTTCTTGGATATACCCCCATGGAATTGAGAGGCAATATCTGAGCTGGCTTGTCAAGAAGATGAAAACCCTAACTGCCGTCACCAGGCAGTATGCAAAACCCAATCTATCAATCTGGGTTAAGCAGCAGTACAAGAACGATGCCGAGGTTGCAGACCTCCGGGAAGCCCTCAAGAGAGCCTATGAAGAAAACTTCAAAGACAAAGAACTTGAGGAAGCCATCAGAGGGTATGGGGAAGAGCTGAATAAGCAGAATAAAAAGCAGTGGGAAAAATATTCCCTGCTTGCGGTAGGTTTTGCCTTCACCGGGGAAGAGCAATGGCTTAACCTGGCACTCACTGAATGGACAGCTATGAACACTGAGATTCTGAAGAACCTGGGAGCCGAGTATATTCAGAAAGTAAACTTGCTTATCTCTCAAGCAGTTCAGCAGGGACTTACATACAGAGCTGTGATGGGACAACTGGAAGTTCTGGGACTAAATTACTCAGAGAAGAAACTGAAAATGATCGCTGTAGACCAGATTGGAACCCTGAATGGACTCATCACAAAGTTCAGGCAGCTTGATGTGGGAATTGAGCAGTACACATGGAATACTCAAAGGGATGAGAGAGTCAGGGGGAATCCCAGTGGCAAATACCCCAAAGCCAGACCCTCACACTGGGCCATGCAGGGGAAGATATGCAAATGGCTGGATAACAGTGTGTACTCTAATGACGGGATTACTTGGCTACCAAGGACAAATGATATGCCTTTAGTTAGTGTTGGTATGGCTTTTTTGTGCAGGTGTACGGGCTTGCCACGAATTCAAGAATTACTTAACAGGGCAGGTGAAAGTGAAAATTCCTAGAAATCTTTTAGAGCATATTATAACAGAAGCTGAGTCCATGCAGTACGGCACCATTTCCATTATAATAAATGAGACCAACAACAAAATTGATGTGGTCACTGAGAGAAGAAAGCGGTTTGAAGCAGAAAAAGTTGTAAAAGTTCAAATATATTAGCATATTCTAATATAGGAATGTATATTAGAAGAAAGAGCTGACTTATAGAAGAGGCACAACCTATGTGTCTCTTTTTTGTTTTATAAGGAAAAAATTGATGGCTAAAGGAAAACCAGAAGACTTAAAAGAAAAGGTTTCTTACCGCATAGACTCCTACAGCTTTGCTTGTCCCGGTGACGACACCATGGAAATGTATGAGCCCTTTGAGCAGACCGAAGATGGCTACCTCATGGGAAGAGCAGTGGCTACAAACATAGGTGTATTCCCTTACATGCTGGAAGATGGCAGTGTTCGTAGAGAACTTAGACTTCCCGATGAAGTATTCCACAAGGATTCAATTAAATCCCTCAGAATGAAGCCCATGACCAATGATCACCCCATGGAAAAGAATGGTGTGACTCCAGAGAACATCAAAAATTACCAAGTAGGCAGTACAGGTGATGACATCAGGACTAATGCCTATGCAATTTCGGTTCCCATGGTGATTACTGACAAAAAAGCCATTGAAGATGTAAAGGGTGGCAAAATATCACTTTCTTGTGGATATACTGTGGAACATGACAACACTCCCGGCAATTGGTGTGGTGTTCAGTATGACTGCAAACAAAAGAATATCAGATACAATCACTTAGCCATAGTGGACCGGGGCCGTGCCGGAGATATGGCAAAAATGATGATGAAAATGGATTCTGCTGATAACACCTCTAACTATAGTGTTGGTTGGCTTGTCACAGATTCTAAGGACTTAATAACAGAACCAAACAAAGGAGATCAAATGAAAACTGTTAAGTTAGACGGTGTTGAATTTGAACTTGATGAGAAAGTAGCTGACAAGGTTGCTTCTGTTCAGGTAAAAAATGATTCACTGGAAACCGAAAAGAACGATCTTCTTTCCAAAGTTTCTGCACTTCAGGGAAAACTGGATTCTTCAACCGAGCAAATCACTGCTCTGAAGAACGATGTCGAAGAAGCAAAGAAACAGCAGCCTGAAGTAATTGCCAAGGCTGTCCAGGAAAGAATTTCACTTGTGGATTCAGCCATGAAGGTTGGAGTAGAGGTTAAAGCTGACCAATCTGAACTCGAAATTCAGAAAGCCGTAATCTTGAAAGTATTCCCTAATGCTGCTTCCAAATTAGACAATGCAGACGCTTCTTATCTGAAAGCCAGATTTGACACCGCATTGGAAGTGATCAGTGAAAGGGACACTCAGACTGCAAAGAACAATCAGACACAGAGTGACCTCACAGCTGACAATGCAGGAAAAGAGCCTGAAGTAAAGTATGACTCCGCAAGAGAGGCTTACATTGCCAAATTACAAACTGAATGGAACACATCAAAGGAGAACTAAACCATGACCGCTTATAACAATATAGATTCTGCAATTGCAGGACTAAAATCAGGATTGGGTGACAGCAAGGTTTCCTCATGCGTAGCTGGTGAAGCAATCGCTTTTGGAAGACCTGTGTTTGCCTATGACAACGATGTAGAAAAAGTCTACAACTTTAAACTGGATGTCTCTACTAATCTGTACAGTGCAGACTTCTCCAGTTCAAACGTAATCGCACTTTCCGTAAATGGAGTAGCAATTACCCCAATCACTTATGCAACTGATCATGCAACTACCTTAGCTGCTCTTGTAGCTGCTGTTGATGCACTGGCTGGTGTAGAGTGTATCTCTTCCGCTGAAAAAACTCTGCTTATCAGAACCAAAGGTGCTGATTGTGTAGTTGTGACCTCGGTCTCTGGTGGATCTGCTGTAACAGTAACCACTACTACGGGTTCGGGCTCAGTATTTGTGGGTGTATCACTGTTCACTCAGAAAGTTGGTGGCACCTATGCTATCTACGATTCTGTGAATGTACTACGTGAAGGAAACATCTGGGTAACCTGTAATACTGCTGCTGAAGGCAACATGATTGCATACCTTGATATTGCTGGAGCTGATAAAGGAGCATTTACAAATGCTGCTGGTACGGACATTGGTTGCAAATTCCAGAGTAACCTGGCTGCAACTGGTTTGGCATTAATCGAAGTGAACGGTCAAGTAGCACTTGCCTCCGCTGCATCATTCTAATTTAAAGGAGTAAACTAATGAATCAAGATAATTACAATCTGGATACGAATGAGAGCGTGTTTTTCACTCGTCAGCTTGAAACCATAAAGGCTAAAAGCTACGATGTAAAACAGAAAGCTCTTAAAGCTACCTCACTAATTCCTGTTTCCTCGGACGCAGCAAGTGGTGCAGAGACAATCACTTACAGACAGTTCACACAAGTAGGTCTGGCAAAGATCATGAGTGATTATGCCAATGACTTTCCTCGTGCAGATGCCTATGGAACCGAAACCTCTGTAAAAGTAAAGAGTATTGGTGTTTCCTACGGCTACTCAATTCAGGAAATCCGTGCCTCTCAGATGGCTGGAGCTAACCTGGATGTGAAAAGAGCACAGGCTGCCAAAAGAGCCATGGATCAGGAGTTGGAGTCAATAGCTTGGTCGGGCAACACAAACCACAACATCAGTGGTCTCATTGCTTATCCCGGTATCACTGAGTACACAGTACCCAATGATGGTACAGGCACCACAAAAACATGGTCAACCAAAACACCTGATCAGATCGTAAGAGATCTTTCTGGTTTGGTTAATGCAGTTACTAACACCACCAACGGTATCGAAATACCTGACACCATTCTTATGGATCTCACTCACTGGAGTCTGATCACTAACACCAGAATGGGTGATGGTAGCAACGAAACCATTTATTCATTCTTTTTGAAGACCAATCCTTACATCAAGCAGATTGAATGGCTGCAACAGCTAACCACTGCCGGAACAGGATCTACTTCAAGAATAATGGCCTATGCAAAAGACCCCGAACATCTGACTTTGGAAATCCCACAGCCATTTGAACAGTTTGCAGCAGATAAAAAAGGTATGGAGTTTGAAATTCCTTGCCACATGAGAACCGCTGGTGTTATCGTGTACTATCCGTTGTCCGTAGCTTATGGGGATGGCATTTAAGCCATCTCCTCATTAAACATAACATAAAACAGGGAGCAAAAAATATGTTAGTAAGATGGAAAAACATGAATCTGAAAGTGATTCCAGAACTAGGTAAAAATGGAGCAATTATCTCCAGTATCGTTCTTGCCAATGGTATCAACGAAGTCGATACACAGACTTGGAAAAAAGTCCGTGCATCAGTCGAAGATTCCATTGCAGCAGGGGATATTGAGGAAATTGAAGTCAAGGTTGACCTTCTGCCCAAAGCAAAAGCCACAGACAAAGACAAGTGGGGAATAATCAGTTGTGCAGAGTTCAAAGAGCTTGACCTCAAAACTGCTATCCAGATGGTAAAGGAATGTGGAAATCCTGCTACACTTGAAAAGTGGAAAGAGGATGAGTCCAGAGATAGTGTCAGGGCTGCAATTATGAACAGACAAGATACTATTAAAAACTACAACCCAAAGAAGTAAAGAATGAGTTATAGTGCTGCTCAAATATTTGATTTAATAGCCCCAGAGCTTTCTACAAATGCTTCCAAAGACGCATTTTTGCAGATGGCCTCAGAAGCCGTTGATTCTAACTTGCTAGGTAATAATGCTCCCAAAGCTGTAGCATACCGAGCAGCACATGACTTAACTCTTACAGTACAACGTAGCACCGGAGAAGGTGGTACGATTTCCCAAAAGAAAGAGGGTGAACTTTCTATCGCCTACCAGAACGAAATCAAAGGCTCAGATTACTGGGACCTTACTTGGTATGGCAAAGTTTATAAAAGCACACTTGCAAGCTCTGTTTGCTTCTTCGGAGTCACCGGAGGAACGGACACGGGTTATGATGTCAGCACAGCCGACCCTGGAGGTTGGTAATGCAAGTGCAGTTTACAGAAAAAGATTTTGGATGGGAGAACTATCTGAAAGGCACCAACAAACTTGATGGTTGCAAGACCAAAGTTGGATTCCCTGATAATGGTGACATGAACAATGATCACACAAACTTGATTGCAAATATTGCTTTCATCAATGAATACGGAATGGTTTATGCAGATCACCAGATTCCACCAAGACCTTTTATGAGACAGACACTCCAATACCCTGATTCCCAGAACAGCACACAAGAACTGATGAAAGAAGTCAGCAATGCAGTTCGTAAAGGCACAAGTTATCCCAGAGTAGCGATGTCTAAGATAGGTGATCACTACACCGGGGAAATCAGAAAGACTATTGACAGGCAGAACTTCACAAAATTGAGTAACATAACTATTGCCTTGAAAGGCAGTTCTAAAATACTTGTGGACACCGGAACCATGTATGGAAGCATCAAGCATGTGGAGGTAATCCCTTGAGTTTGTTTTTCCCCATAACCATTACTGCGATTCGTAAAGTAGGGATGCTTGTCGAAGGCGTGTGGTCATCCGTGGGTTTTCTTCTGGACACCGATTCAGAGGTTATAAACAACACCGATGGGGAAGCACTGATTGCAGAACAAAATGCAAGTGGAGACACTTTTTACATCAGAGGCTCGGTTCAACCAATCACAGGCAAGGACATGGACAGTTTACCCATAGGCCGATCAGACATTGGCCGGGTGAAACTCTACACCAGTACAAAACTTGAGGTTGGAGTAACAGGTTCAGACAACACTGGTGATTTAATCCAGTATGATGGCCGGGTCTGGGAAGTCATTCAAGAGTCTACTTATGCAAACGGACTCATTGCACATTACAAATACATAGCAGAGTACAGGGAGGAAGTAGCATGACCTCAGCAACTCTGTTTTCAAAAGTTTATAGTTGGGTAAACCTGAGCATTAATGCAGACCTTAGTACACCCATAGTCATTATGAAGAGTTTCCAGGACATCTCACAACCAGCACAGACATTTATTTCTATCGATCCCATAGGCAGAATATCAAGAGTGGGTATGCCTTACAAATCAGCCCTTGACAACGATGCCGAGGGAACTATTAAAAACACATACAGGACTTCCCTAAGTATTAGACAGGTTGGTGGTGTTGGAGAGTACCTGCAAAAACTAATTGACAATTATGAACTTCAATCCGTGCAAGACAATCTTTATTCTGCTGGTCTTTCCCTTTCAACTTTTGGTGACATTATTTCTATGCCCTCATTAATTGGTGCAGGAAACTGGAAACAAGAGAAGTGGGTACCTGAGTGTGTAATGGAAGTAGTTTTCCTATTTGCTTCAGAGAATACAATCACATCTAACTGGATTGAAACAGTGGATATTACAAACAATATAAATCAAGGAGACTAACATGAGTTCAATACCTTCAAGTATTGTCGAAGTTACAATAAGCAGGAATACAACTGCTGTAACACAGGCAGGGTTTGGAATACCGGGTATCATTTCAGAATTTGCTACCAGTGTAACAACCGTTCCTTTTGACAGATATGCTTACTATGCAAGCCTGGCTGAGATGGCTGCTGCTGGCTGGTCCACTTCAAGCAAAGAGTATCTTGCTGCATCAGCAATCTTTGCACAGAACCCACACCCTGCACAGGTGCTCATTGGCAGAAAAGCCAGTACAGACACCAGTTGGGCAGACGCTTTCAATGCTGTTCAAGCAGCACAGGAAGATTGGTACAGCTTCAGCATTATTCCTAAAGCCCAGGGAAAAATGGTTTTCAGTGCTGATCTAAGTGCTTCAAACCAAGTGGCAGTTACTCTGAATACTTTCAGTATCACACCAGTGTCTTTTTCACTTAGCCATTTGAACACAGCTAACTTGGTTATTACAGCTATCGAAAGTGCATTGGCTGACAGCGATGCTTCACTTGATGCAACCGATACAACTAACCGTACAATCCTTGTTGACAAGTTTGCAACGGATATTGACATCACCACTGCAACCGTTACTGGTGGATCAGCTGTGACTATCACAAAAACAAACACCAATGACAGTGACCTCAAAGCAGCAATGGCTTGGGCAGAAACCCAGACCAAGTTGTTCTTTGCAAGTACCAATGATGTCAATGCTTGGGATGCAGTAGCAACTTCAGATGTGGGTTACTTTGCTAAGAACGCAGCTTACACAAGAACTGTGAACTTCTTTCACACCACAGCAAACACCTACATTGAAGAAGCCATGCAGGGTGAGGAAATGCCTTTTGACCCAGGTGAATCAACTTTCTGCTACAAAACTCTTGCTGGAATCAGTGCTGATGTACTGACCACAACCAAGATCAATGCACTGCTTGACAAAAACTACAACATCTACAATACCGTTGGTGGAGTAAATATTACCAGAGATGGTCTTGCGGCTTCAGGTGAGAACATTGACATCATCAGAAATCTGGACTACTTGAACTCACTTATCCAGACAACGATCTTTGCAAACTTCCTGAACAACAGAAAGATTCCTTATGACGATTCCGGTATTGCTTCCATCGTTGCTCTTTTACAAGGGGCATTGGCTCAAGCAGCTAGAGAAGGCATCCTTCAGGAAAGCTCAATAGTTGTGACAGCCCCGAAGTATGCTGACATTTCCAGTCTGAACAAAACAAATAGAAATTTACCTGACATCACATTTACTGCATTGCTCTTAGGTGCAATCAGAAGTGTTGAGATTTCAGGAACAGTAACGGTTTAAGGAGGAGAATAACAATGGCTAGTGAAGTATATACATACAGGCCCAATCAAGTATCAGTCACCTGTAATGGTGTTGCTATTACTGGGTTTGCAGAAAACTCATTTATAAAAGTCACCAGAAATGGTGATCTCTTTGAAAGCATCAAGGGAGCCGATGGTACAGTTGATAGAGTCTACAAAGCCTCTACTGACTTCACTGTTGAACTAACATTGAAGCAAACAAGTCCAGCTAACTTATTGCTTCAGGGTTATGTAACTCTGGATGCTGCAAGCAATGCTGGTATCTTTGTTTTTAATGTAACAGACTCTTCTGGCAACTCTACTTTCACTGCTCCTCAAGCATGGGTCTCAAAAGATCCCGATGAAGAGTATGGAAATGGTGTGGGTGACAGAACCTGGACTATGAAAACAGGCAATGGGTGCATCAAAGTTACTGGTGGAAACTAAGTAATCATCAACAGGGGTAAGCAAAAATGATACAACCAACAGATGTTGTAATAGACAATCTAAAATTCCAAATCTCAATGCTGGATGTGCTGGAAGCCATAGTTCTGGACAAAAGAGTCACAGAACTGGTCCTCCCAGTTATGTCTGCATTGTTACAGGGCAAGGAAGGGGAAGTTTCCCCGGAAGCCAGAGTAAATGACCCAGAGAGCATGGCTAGACTCATGGATGGGATCCTAAATGCTCTTATGAAACTTGACAGTTCTTTTATGACCGAACTAACCCAGAAGCTCCTGAGATGTGTGGTGACATTCATTGATGGCAAGGGTAATGTTCAGCTCACAGAAAGGAATGACATAAATACTGTATTTGCAGGTAAATTTCTGACTCTCTACAAGTTATTGTTGAAAGTCATGGAGGTGAATAAATTCACCCCTTTCGCACTACTGGCTTCTGGATTCGTAATGCCAGGAACCAGTACCTTGCAAGGGGGCATGGAAAGCAAGCCAAAGATGAAGTAGGTGTAGGTAAAGTGGGGGATCTTTCCCCCATCATAGAAGATGAGTGGCCTTTTTGGAGGATTGTCATAGATGGCAAAAGGGATATATCAGAGGTGAGACAAATGGATTTAGAAGAAATCGACAAATACAACTCAATACTGACTATGCGTTCTGACTATGACACCGCTTTCCACAACTATTACGAAAAAACAGCGGAGGCTAAGTAATGGCTTCATCTGAAGTAGTAAAAGAACTCGTTACCGTCCTTGGCTTCAAGGTTGACAAAAATGGGATTATCCAGGCCAGAAGCAGCGTAAACAGTTTCAAATCTTTTGCTATGAAAGCCTTTGCTGCTATAGGGGCTATACAGCTCGGTAGAGGGGCTTTCCAACTAACCTCAGACATAGACAATGCCAAAGCCTCGATGACGGCTCTGACGGGCAGTGGTGAGAAAACAGCAGAGATGATGACACAGCTCAGAGCTATGTCAGAACAACTCAGACCCTCGTGGACACAGTTCTCAGATGCAGCCAAGCAATTACTTGTCTATGGTGTGAGTGCTGAGAAGGTTGTGGAGATCACAAGACAACTGACTGATGTCAGCGGTGGAAGCAATGTCATGTTCAGCAGACTTGCTTATGCACTGGGACAGATCAACAGTGCTGGTATTCTCCGTGGACAGGATCTAAGACAACTTACTGAAGCCGGATTTAATCCACTTGAAACCATGGCAAAGGCTACAGGCAAGACTTCTGAATACTACAGAGAACTGATGAAGAAAAGTATGATTAGTTCTGCTGCTGTATTCAAAGCACTCCAGATAGAGACAAGTGCTGGTGGAAGGTTCTTTGGAGTTGCTGACAAGCAAGCCAAGACTCTGGGTGGTAGTATTGATGTACTTAGAAACAACCTGAAGAACATGAGTTATGACCTAATGAACATAGTGTCACCAAGTATTATCAGAATTGCCAACAGAATGAAAGAATGGGCAAAGACTTCTTTACTACCATGGATGAAAGCACACAAGGCAGAAATTAAGAAAATTGGAGATGACTTGTTTGGTATCTTGGAGAAACTAGGTCCGGCAATTTTGACTACTTTCAAATTACTGGGTCCTTTGCTTTTTCTTATGATAAACAACCTCCCAATAGTTATAAGTTTATGGATGGGTCTAAAAGCACTTGAATTGGTGAAATTTTTTATCTCTTTTGGTGTGGAGGCTATTATCCTGTCCAATAGTTTAAAAGGGCTAATTGCTGTAGTCTTCCCTGCTTTAGTTTCTTCCTTAGAAAGCATCTATCTTGCTTTTCTTTATATAAAACAGGGAGAGTTTGCTGTTGTATTTGTGAACATGGCTAAAGGTATTGTTTTCCTAAAAAAGGCTTTTCTTGCATGGGCCCCAGTTGTACTACTTGGTGCTTTTGCCCTGATGACATTGTACTATTGGTGGACAATGTGGGATAGAATACAGAACCAAAGTAAGTACCAAGAAAACCTACGAGAAAGTGCAAAGGCTGTAAAAGAACTTACAGATTTAGAGATAGCACGATCAAAACTTTTCAAGACCATGAATCAACCCGGTGGAGCACTGAATGGTGGTGTGGATTACTTGCAGGAAAAAAGTCAACTGAAAAAATTAGATGATCAGATACATGAGGCCAAATTAAGAAAGCAGAATATGGACATACTTCTGGGTGAGAGTATGCAGCAGCCTTTCTTAGAGTCCACTGTTTTAGGTGGAGCCAATGATTATGTAAACAAGATGACTTTTGGGTTTGTTGATATAGCTAAGTCACTGGATAATATGAAGACAAACAGAGCCAATCAGTACACCAGTTATCCCAATGGTGGATTTGACCCCAACAATGCACCCTTTGATCCCAGAACAAATGCACCTCTACAAACACCCTTTAGGGACAGAACCCTTCCCGGAGTAGGTCCTACACTAAATCAGGCAACAACAATTAATGTGACAGCTAATGGCTTAACTCCTAAAGATTTTGAGAAGACCGTAGCTGACACGGTGAAAACAACAGTTATTAGCCAACACAGAGCGATGTGGGGAAAAGTAATTGGGGAGGCTAATCAATAATGCCAGGTTTAGTTTCAGGACTCTTAACACTTGCTCAAGGCGTACAGAACATACACCTTTTGTTTCCCGACACCTACAGTGTGGGAGCAATAAAGTTTGACCTTATTCTTGCGGAGTCTCACAGCTTTGAGAACAGTGTAACCTCACATGCACTCCAAGATGGAACGGTAATCTCAGATCACATCTACAACAAATTACAGACTGGCACATTAAAAGGTATGGTTTCCAACTACAGTATCATTAAAAACTTTGGGATACTAACTGGTGTGTTCAACGAAACCTCTCTGATGTCATTGAGCAATCCTTTTGGCATACCTAATAAAATGAAAAATACCTATGATGCTTTCAAGAAGCTCTGGCAGTCCAGAGAGCTTGTTACCATAGTCACTATGTTGCAGTCCTACACCGATGTAGCCATTACTTCCATCAATATAGATAGGGATGGAGACAGTGGACACTCACAGACCTTTGAGGTGAGTTTCCAACAGATCAAGAAAGTGGTGTTCCAGAAAGACCTGTCACAGTTTGTGGGTCCCAATGTACCCAACACCACACTAACAGATGTGCAGAAGCAAGCAGCTACAAAAGCAGCAGTTGCAAAGACAGCAGTTGCAGAAAAAGTAACAGTGGACTGGGCAACTGCTACTAATGGTAACACAGTAGATACTCCAGTGGTTGAAACAAGTAATAGAAATTGGTGGGAATAATGGATAGGATACCTGTTTTAAAACTTACTTCTTCTGACAACGTGCAGACAATCATATTTGATTATCAGTCCGTTACTCTGAGATTTTACTGGAATGTAAGGGCTAACTGCTTTTTCCTTGATGTAACCGACACCAACAGCAATACCTTGTATGGGATCAAAGTGGTTCCAAACTGGCCACTACTACAATCCTATAAAGGTCACACAGACTTCCGGGGTGATATAATTGTTCTCCCCAACACCAACAATTTTCCCACAGAAATCACATGGGATAATTTTGGCACCAATTGGTTTCCCTGGTTTATGAGCACGGCAGAACTTGTGCAGTGGGAGGACTACTATGGCTTGGCTTAGAAAAGCAGAACTTAGTATCAATGGCCTCAATCTACTCACTGATGAAAACCAGAAAGATGGACTTGACATGGAGTTTGACATTGTCCGCAACATAGACTTTACAAAGTCCACAGCTAACTTTAAGGTTTACAACGCCAGTGCTTTTGTGAGAAAAGAAATACTCAAGGAAGCCAGCAGCATTGTTTTCAAAGCAGGTTATGCCGATGAGACCGATGCCTTTGGTGAAATATTTAGTGGCTTTGTCTGGACATCGTACTCATATCTTGAGGACAACAACTGGGTAACTGAAATAGAAGCAATGGATCAACTGGATTCAGGAATATACAACAAGACCTTCAGGAAAGGCACGGCTATACTGGACATAATTACCTATGTCAACGGCATACTTGGGTATAGTGACAAGATTGTGGGTTCACAGTACCTAAACGGAATCACAATGAAGCAAGGTTTTAATAACCCCGGCTACCTCAGAGGCTATTTGAAAGCCTGTTCTGATGTACTGCTCAGCAAAGGGCTATATTTGTTTGTGGACTTGGGGAGCATATTCATTGTGGACAAGGGAAACATTGGTGATCTTATGAGACTCACAATTCCCCTGGATTACAACAGTGGACTCAAGAGCATAGAGGACATAACCCAAAACAAGTTTTTTAAAACAATCAAACCAAGAAAAACACCATTGAAGATTCCTATTGATGAAAGTCCCAAGATAAGATTTAATTGCTTGCTTGATCCAAGACTTGTACCTGCTGGTGGGATTAAAATAAACATAGGGAACCCATCCTTTGATTGGACCTACATGATTGAGGAATTGAAGTTTCATGGTGACAACTTTGGTGGTGACTTTGACTGCACTGGGGAGGCCACTTTATGAGTGACTTCAGTATAGCCGATCACCTGGATACATGGATCAAGAGCCAGTTCAGAGCAGTACACACCGTTCTTCCGGGCAGAATAAATGCTTATCACGGGCATGATGTGAGAAAGGCTGATGTGGATTTGCTTATGACATTACCTGTTGGGGAAAACAACTTTGTGGAAGTCAATCCACTGCTAGACATACCAGTTATTTTTCCTGGCAGTGCAAGATTCAACTTTGTGTATAGCCTTCAGAAAGGTGATCCTTGCCTGATTCTGTTCTGTGAGAATGATATTGGTAACTACTTAGGGATTCCCCTGGAATCTGGAAGTATCAATTTGGCAAGTGCTAAGAAAGTGGACCCTGCAAACAATTTGAAGTTCAAACTCCAACATGCAGTATGCTTGCCTTTTTCCATAAACCCTGATGCTTACATACCCACAGCAGCACCAAGTAGCATTGTAGAGAATGATGGGGTAATTGAGATCAATGGCAATACAAAGCAGTTTGTGACCCATGCAGAATTAAGTTCTCTATTGGCAACTTTCATGACAGCTCTTAATTTACACACACATGCTGTTACAGCTCTAGCTGCCTCAACTGGGCCTATGACAACACTTATTGATTATCCAACACTTGTACCCATATCTTTGGATATTAGTACAGCAACAACAACAAAAGTGAAGGCTGGTGTATGAAAAACTTTTATCTAACACAAACTCCTCCCAGTGAATATGATCTCACTGTTGTGAACAACAACCTTGCCTTTACCACAAACAACACAGACTACATGGCACAGAAGATAATCAATGCCCTGAAAACTTACAAAGGTGAGTTCTTCCTAAACTCCACTCTAGGTGTACCTTACTTCACAGACATTCTAAAGAAAGGTGTGGACATGGTAACAGTCAAAGCAATTCTTGTGGCAGCGGTTGCAGGCATACAGTTTGTAAAAGAAGTGGTGAGTCTGGAAATGTCCTACGACAGTGAAAACAGAATAATTTCAGGAGACCTCACTGTGCTCCTAAACAATGACGAACTTTTGAGCCTGGAGATTTAGAATGGGAACTTATGTAACAGAAAGTGGACTTATTATAAAAACTCTTGCTGAAATTGTAACTGAGTATGAAGCCTACTTCAAAACAATCCTGGGAAATGACATTGACACCGATCCCACGGGTACTATTGGACAACTCATCGCAATGCTTTCTAAGAGAGATAGTGACCTCTGGCTTGCTGCTCAAGAGATTTACACATCAAGAGACCCAAGTCAGGCCACAGGCACAAGCCTTGATGGAATCAGTGCTGAGACCGGGGTAACCAGACTTGATGCAACACCCACAACTGTGGATAGTGTTTGTCACTATGGTGATGAAGGTGTAGTTGTTCCGGCCAATACAAAGGTTAGAAAGACAAGTGCAACTCTTACTTTTTCACTTGACACCGATGTAACTATTTCTGAGACCGCTTGCAATGATGCTTACTTGCTTCCCAATGCCGATCCCACAACTCCTACAGCCTATGCAGTAGTTCTGGCAGGAGTGACCTATAGCTTTACAACAGCCTCGACTTCAAAAACAGATCTTATAAACGGACTTGTGGGTGTTATAAATGCAGGTGCTTTTCCCGGAACTGCTGTACTTGACAATGCAGTGCATACCACTGGTGTGACTTTAAGAGTTTATGACCTGGCAAATGCTTTCTCAATAACCTACGATTCCATTTTTGACAACACCAAGTTTGGAACCATTGGTTCTTACACCTGTGACGAAGACGGTGTCAATGCAGTGGCTACAGAAAACTTGAACACAATCATCAATCCGATTTCAGGATGGGATTATGTGCTTAACCTCGATGCCGGAGCAACGGGCAGACTTGTAGAGACCGATGCAGCTCTCAGAATACGTAGGGCACTTGCACAGGGCACAAGCAAAGCAACTGAAGAAGCAATCAGACAATACATACTAAACAATGTAGAGACCGTGGCTACTTGCAGTATTCAGTCCAATAGAACCAATGCAACCGTGGGAAGCCTGCCTGCCAAGAGTTTTGAAGTAGTAGTAGATGAGAGTGCAGTTGCAGCAGATGTGGCACAGGCCATCTGGGAAAGTGCTCCTGCTGGTGTGGAATACTACGGAACCGAATATGTTGATATAACAGACACTCAGGGTGGAACACAAAGGATTCACTTCAGCCGTTCAGTACCTCTTTACATCTGGGTTAAGGTTCTCAAGAACGCCTTTAGTGAAGGTGAGACCTATCCTGCTGATGGTGATGCTCAAGTAAAACAAGCCATACTGGATTGGTCTGAAACCGCTTTTGAACTAGGCAAGGATGTAATTCCTCTAAGACTGGCAGTGCCCATATATTCCATTCCAGGTGTGGGTGATATTCAGATCTCCCTATATAGTGACCTCAACTCAGGTGCAACTCCTGGACCCGGTGACTATGCAACCACAGACATCACTGTTAGTGCTACTCAGATAGCCACCTTTGCAATCGCAAGAATGACAATAGGAGTGATACCTTGAGCACCATAACAATACCTTGGGAAACCAGTTTAACAACAGAAGCTCAGTATGGGTACTCTCTGTGTGTTTTCAATGATAAGTTATACCTTGCCACAGGCAACAGTCATCTCTTGTATGTGTACGATTCATTCACTTGGCAAGTAGCTAACATTTTCTCCCTGGATGTAGACATAAAATGCCTGTGTGTTTACAAAGGCAAACTTTACATAGGCACAGGTGGTTATGGAAAGATTTATGTATATGATGGCAACACTTATGAGCTTTCCTATGACATGGGATCACCCCTAGTTTCTTCTCTGTGTGTTTACAATGATAAACTCTATGCAGGTATGGGATCCACAATTCCTGCCAGAAGTTATGTATGGTGCTTTGATAACACCAACTGGGTGCTCTCTTTAACTGCTTCTCCTGAAACCGCAATAGGGGATATGTATGTTTACCAAGGTAGACTGTTTGCAGGAACATATCCTAGCGGTATAATTTATGTCTTTGATGATAGCACATGGGTGATCTCACAAGATACCCCTGAAGATGCCATAACCTGTTTTTGTGAATTTGAGAACAGACTATATGCAGGTACGGGAGCTAATAATAATCTTTATGTTTTGACAGGTGGTGTGTGGAGCATAGCTTATACCCTGACAGATGAAGTACAGATATATTCTATGCTTGTTTACAATGGCAGAATGTTTATAGGTACTTGCTTGGGTGGGAAAGTTTTTGCTTATGATGGCACAACCATGGAATTAAGCTATGACTCCGATGACACTTTCATATTCTCCCTTTGTATTTACCAGGATAAGTTATTTTCAAGCAGTGGAACCTATGGTGGCCTTAGTGATGTCAGAAGATATGCTGAAGAACTGATAACTGCCACCGGGGACATGTCTAAGATCACAGATTACAGTTACAACATGCAGTACCTTTTGGAGCAATACAAAAACAGTCCTAAATTAGTAGGGCTTATAAACTCATCAAACTTTCAGGCAGAAAAGATTGAGAGAGCACTTTATGAACTCAAGGAATTGTTTTACCTGAACACAGCAGAAGGCACTCAGCTTGACATCATTGGCAACAACATATTTGGACTACCCAGACTGGGGCTGCCAGATTACACCTACAGACAGGCTATTGCAGCCAAGGCTATACAGAGTAACTCAGGTACACCAGAGAGCATCATAGGGGCTATTAGAAGCCTACCCGATGCCACCTTTGTGGAGTTTCACAACAAGTTTCCAGCAGAACATGCGGCTTATATTGTTGTAACCGATGCAGCTTTTAGTCAGAGTTGGTTAGAGAGTATTTCCCCGGCTGGAGTGGAGTGTGTCAGTGGAGGGTACTTGATCCTCAGTGATGGCAACTACCTAACTCTAGCAGATGGATCAAAGATTATATTACAGGAGAATTGAAATGGCAAATAGTATTTTATCAGAACTCACAGAAGTCACAAGTCTTGCAGCAACAGACCTGCTATACCTTGTCCGGGGAACGGGCACGGGCTGTGACAAAAAGATTCAGCTTTCTAACTTCGGTGGAGCCATGGGCTTCTTTGGAAGTGCTTACACACTGGCAAACATTGGAGGCACGGTAAATGTGCATGTACCCAGTGCAAGTGATCCCACAATCAACTTTGCAAACACAGCAACGGGCTATGGAGCCCATGGCCTTTTGATTGGTATTGACAAGACCACAGGTGTAGCTTATATCAACCAGCAAGAGAACTTATCATTACTAATAAAAACCAATAACACTACAAGAATAACTATTACTGCTGCTGGTGTTGTGGAGGTGGGCAGCTCACTTACTTGTGTGGGGAACATAACTGTAAACACAAACAAGTTTTTTGTAAATGCTACTTATGGGAATATTGGTATAGGGGCTATACCTAATGCTGACTCCGATGACCAAGGCTACAACATTGCCCGGATAGGAGCATCAGGGAGCCTTTATGCAACTACTTCAGGTGAAAGTATGATCCTTGCCTCTAATTCCAGGTACGTAGGATCAGCCACATTCAAAAGGGATGTGAGTGGCTATGCCTCTTATTATCAACAGATCAATGGTACCCATCTTTTTGGAGTATCAGAAGCCACTGCTGCTGCTGACTCTGCTATAACTTGGTCTACTGTAATGGACATTCACAGGGGTGCTACACATGGTGTGACAATCACAGGCAATCTGAACACTTCTGATGGAATTATAAGTACAGTTCCAGATACAGATGCTTGGAGAGCTTTTGTAGGTACTACATCAGGAGCTCTGACAACAACAAACAGAGTATTGATGAATCTAAATCACTCTACAAGTGATACAATGGCAGATGGCTTTGGAACAGCCATTGACTTACAAGTTAATGCAGGCACAATATCTAGGATTTCTGCAAAAAGAAATGGGGCTGACAATACGGGAACACTGAATTTAGGTGTAGCCGATGCTGGTGCTATGTATGATGTAGTAACAATAACTTATGCAAAAACAGTTGTTGTTTCAGCAGCAGTTCAGTTTAGTGGCTATGGAGCAGGCACAGCCACCTTTGATGCCAGTGGAAACATCACTTCGGTTTCTGACATGAACAAGAAAAACTACATCAGTGATTTCACTGGTGGGCTTGAATCTATCATGGGAATAAAACCAATCAATTATATGTGGAAACCAGAAACAGGATTGGACACAGTAAATGTGTACACAGGTTTCAGTGCACAGAATGTAAAAGAGTTTATACCTGAAGCCGTCTTTGGTACCGAAGGCAATTATTCATTATCAGATAGACCTATTATAGCTGCCCTTGTGAATGGCATGAAAGAACAACAACTGGTTATTGAAAACCAAACAAAAAGAATTGAACAACTTGAAGCATTGCTAAGCTAACAAAGCAGAGGAATTTATTATGGCAAAAATGGTAGCAGATCTTGTAGAAGCAACGATACTTGACAAAGACGACCTCCTCTATGTAGTCAGAGGCACAAGCACTACATCGGGCAAAAAGATGAAAGGCTCTCAGTTCCTAATGGAAGTCCTAACGGCTTCGGGCAACACAGGGATTGATCTGAGCTCAAAGACATCAGACCTGCTTGTTGAAATGACAGGTGCTGATGCTGGACCCAAGACTTTTGTATGTACAGCAGCAGAGTACCTGCCCTTGGGCCGAAGATTCATCTTTGCAAACAATGGCAGTGGAACAACGGTTTACACACTCACACTACCTGACCTCACAACCCACACCGTTAATCCTGGTGATACAATAACTATCATCTGTCTTGCTGCTGGAATCATTGTAGAGAAGAACATCCTGGGAAATGCCCTAACAGCCACAAGGTTACAAACTGCACGAACAATAAATGGCACCAGCTTTGATGGCAGTGCAAATATTACAGTCACAGCAGCAGCAGGAACCCTTACCGGAGCGACCCTGGCTTCTAATGTAACAGCAAGTTATCTCACCTCTGTGGGTATTCTCACAGCGGTACAAGTAGATAATGTAAACATTGATGGAAACACAATAGCTTCCACCAGTGGTGATCTTAACATAAACCCCTTTGCTGGCTCAAAGATACTTCTGGATGCAACCATTTCCGTGGACGCTGGTGTAATCACAGGTGCAACAAGTATAACCTCTACTACTTTTCTGGGAGACCTCAATGGCACAATAAACACAGCCACCACAGCAGCTACCCAATCACAGGGAGACAACAGCACCAAGGTAGCCACAACAGCTTATGTCGATGCCGCTGTACTAACTGAGGACTTCTGGACACGAACATCCACCACAGTCACTCTAAAGACATCTGGAGACACCTTGAACCTCAGTGGTGACTTTCAAGTAGCCACAAGCAAATTCACAGTTGCAGCACTCACAGGAAACACGGCTATTTATGGGGACCTTGCAGTTGCTACAAACAAGTTTACAGTGGCAAGTGCAACGGGCAACACAGTTGTAGCTGGCACTTTTCATGGAGCCGGGGACTTTGACATTGCCACCAATCTATTCCAGATTGCTGCTGCTACGGGAAACACACTCATTGCAGGTACTCTGGGAGTTACTGGAGCCATTACAGGCAACTTGACAGGTAATTGCTCTGGGACAGCAGCAACGGTCACAGGAGCAGCCCAAACAAGTATCACAAGCCTTGGCACTCTTACAGCACTTCAAGTTGACAATGTGAACATAAATGGAGACACAATCTCTAACACAACAGGTATTTTATACCTGACCCCTTATACAGGCAATGCAGTTGTAATTGACGGGTACTTCAGCTTTGATGGAACCATACTTACAGGCATCACAGATTCAAACATGACCATAACTGCTCCTACTGGCAGAAACATTGGTATAGAGGGAGTGACCTTTGATGGTGGCGTAGTGGGAGGAATAAGCTCTCTGGGAGTCACAGGTACAAGAGTTACAGCAGGTTTCTTTACCGATCTCACAATAACCAATGCAATCTCAGGAAGTATTACAGGTAATGCTGCAACAGCTACTAAACTTGCAACAGCCAGAGCGATTAATGGAGTTGACTTTGATGGCAGTGCAGCTATAACAGTCACAGCAGCGGGTAGTACACTCACAGGTACAAGTCTGAACTCTACTATTGTAAGTTCAAGCCTGACTTCAGTGGGTACTCTCTCAAGCCTAGCAATGGGAGGGAACATTGCACTGGGTTCAAATTACCTTTCTGGTGATGGAGGTAATGAAGGCTTACAGATAGATGCAAGTGGAAACGCTACATTCAGTGGTGTTATAAATGGAACAAGTGCTTCTTTATCTAGTTCTATTGCTTGTACGACTATTTCAAGTTATTTCAGCCTGAATTTGACAAACACTATGGCAAGGCCAATAAGTATCAAACACATAACATCAGGTACACAAACCGATGGCTTTGGTGTAGGCATCAGCTATGCCACACAAACAGGTGCAGGGGATCCTAACATAGTTGGTTATCTTGGTTTTGTAAGAGCGGGAGCCGATGGGACCAGTGATCTTGTAGGACTTCCTTCTACAACAGGCACACCCACAGAGAGATTTAGAGTAAGCAGTGCTGGTGTACTTTCCAGTATCACTTCCATTGGTGTAACTGGTGCAAGAATAGCCAATGCTTTCTTTACTGATTTAGCAGTAACAAACGCTATTGCAGGTTCTATTACAGGAACGGCAGCAAAGGCTACAAATTTAGTTGGTGGAAATAGTACAACTCTTTTAGGTTCTATTGGCTACCAATCTAACACAGACACCACAACAATGCTTGTACCCAATACAACAAGTACAAAGAAATTCCTAAGAATGACTGGCACAGGCACAAATGGGGCTGTTCCTGTATGGGACACAATTGTTGATGCTGATATTCCTAATCTTACAGGTAAGACATATAATGGCTTAACACTAACTGCTGCTAGTGTAGGCTTTACTATTGCTGGAGGGACTACAAGCAAAACACTTACTATAAACAACACCCTTGCACTCTCAGGTACAGATTCAACAGTTATAACGTTACCAGCAACAACGGGAACAGTGGCTTTAAATAACCAGACATTTTATTTGGGTTCTACATCCATTGCCATTAATAGGGCCTCAGCTTCTATTGCACTTACTGGAATCACAAGTATTGATGGATCAAGTGCAAGTTGTACAGGTAATGCAGCCACAGTTACCACAAATGCAAATCTCACAGGAGTAGTAACATCCACAGGCAATACAACGGCCATAGCATCAGGTGCAATAAAAGCTAATATGCTTCAGAGTGCAGCAAGTGATTTGGGTGCAGCCAATGTAACCATTGATTTGAGTAATACCAATGGAGCTTATGTTACCAATGTGACTATTGATGGAACTTACACAGGCACGTTTTCAGGGAACCTCACTGGTAATGTAACAGGTAACTGTTCAGGCACAGCAGCCACGGTCACAGGTGCAGCACAGGCATCCATAACATCAGTAGGCACACTGTCAACACTCACAGTCAGTGGAGCCATCGCATCCTCAAATGGCTTATCAACATTCACATACACTACGATAGATGGAAACACACCTTTAACTGTAACAAATGCAGGTGTAATTGCCGGAAGATTTATCGGAGCAGCAACCGACACAACGGTAGCAAATGGCTCTGGGGTTAGATTAGCCCTAAGAAATAGCAATGGTACAAATAATAACTATTCTCAAATACAATTTGAAGAAAGCAACGGTAGTCCAAGTGCTTTAATTACTTGCAAGCATTTAGTACATAGTGCAACAGTACCAGAAAGCGAACTTTACTTTTTTACCAGAAATGGGGCTAGTCTTACTCAGGCAATGAAGCTAGACAAGGTTGGAGCAGTAACCATTACAGGAGCCATCACCGGAGCAACGACCACAAACACGATCAACGGTGTTATAATAAATAGTGGTGCTGTTAGTGGTGTATCTACACTGACTACTACTTCAAACGTAACGATTAGCACTGTAGCAAATGGATTGACTATAGGAACTGTCACGACTGCCTCAGATGCTGCTGTTCAAATTGGTGCTACTCTAGCTAACGGTTTTCATTATCTGGACTATTGTGTTGCTGATGCCTACTCTGCACAATATGCTATAAGAAAATCTAGAGGTACTGCTGCATCACCAGCATCTGTATCTAGTGGTGATGTTTTAGGAACATATGGATTTTATGCGCACGATGGTACTAACTGGTATAAGACAGCACAGATTAGAGCTACTATATCAGCAACAACTGGAACTACAGATTTACCTACAAAACTAGATTTTTACACAACACCCGATGGTAGTGCTACTGCTGCAATAGCATTGACATTAGGAGCGGACAAATCAGCTACTTTTTATGGTGCTGCTAGTGGGGTTACAAGTTTTGCAGCATCAGGCCGTATTACAACCACAGACACAACAGAGGCCACTACTACCAGTGACGGTAGTATTGCTACTGCTGGGGGCATAAGTTGTGTTAAAGCTATCTATGCAGGTGGTGATCTCACAGTGCTTGGTAGTAACGTGACACTTGCACCTGGTGGCGTTACGTTTAAATGTGATGAAGCTGGATCTGAGCCTGGTAGCCAATTTATTTTTCGTGTGGACAATGCGACTAGATTATCAATGGGCTCGGGTGCTGCTACATTTACGATACCTGTAATAACAACGCAGTATAAATTATCAGCACTTAACACGGCCCCGGCAAACGCAGGGGCAACTGGAACGCTTGGGGAAATTAGAGTAGTGGCAGATGCGATCTACGTTTGCACGGCTACAAATACTTGGGTTAAGGCAGCATTAGCAACTTGGTCATAATTTAAAAGGAGAATAAACAATGGCAATTATAACACAAACACAATACAAGGGAATAGACCTCCCACAGGCGTATATCAAGGTACATCCTTTCATAAGTATTGAGATATACCTTGACGAGGACTCACGCAAAAGCGGAACCGCACTCGACTTTAAGGTAATCGAACTAAGTGACGATGCCAAGAAAGCGATATACGAAACCGTGTTGAAAGATATGTTTCCCAATGCAGAAGCGCAGTTAAAGCCTTTGGTAATGCCAGTAAAGACCATTGAGCAGGTGAGCGAGGAAGAGAGAAAAGAGATTGAAGGTACATCTCAGGATATTAATTATAAAGGAGATCATAAATGACAACAAAAGTAACAACAGATGAAATGGGCAACACAGTCCCTATAAAACCTGTGAGTATGTATGATTCCACAGGGAACGCAGTAGATGTGAATGGTGTGAGTGTAGTGCACCTCTTCGATGCCGAAGTGATTGCAGCTTCAGGTGTGGCTACAAGTGCAGCCATAGACTTGGCCTCTTTCACGCCATCGGGCACTTTCAGTATTCAAATACATATCACTGGTGATGGCACATTCAAGTTCCAAGTACTTCTGAGCAACAATGCCAATACTCTAGGTGTTGGTGATTACATGCTTGCACATGACTACCCACTGATTGAAGAGAACTTGACAAAGACAAGTGGCCCAGACAGCAATGGGAAGATTATACTACCCTGCTATCCCGAAGTAGCAGAGTTTATGAAAATAAGAATTACAGAAACAGGCACCAGTGATGGTGGGACTATTTCTGCATGGCTAACAATAGTTTAACAACAAACAAAGGAGAACAAAATGACTTGGAACGGAAGATCAACAAAAGGTGATGTGGATGGGCCTATCGTCAGTACAGATGGAAACATTACAGGCTTTGACGGAGCCACAGGTACAAAGATAAAAGACTTAGCTATTGCACCAAGCACCGATGGTACTTTTGCAGCCAACAGCGATGCAAAGATACCCACAGAAAAAGCAGTGAAGACCTATGTGGCATCACAGCAAGCAGCTGACCTTGCAGCCTATGTACCCAAATCTGTGTATGCAGATGTTGGCAGTATTCCCTATGGTGGCAGTGGATCAGGTAGCTCAGTCCTGAATCTTGTGGGAAACACAGCAGCCACAAAGAAGTTTCTCAGTGAAACCGGAACAGGTAGTGCGGGTCAAGCTCCTACTTGGGAACCCCTGGTAGAATCAGACTTGCCTTCTAAACTAAGAACACAGGCACTTGCTGAATCAGTAGCCACAGCTTTATTCCAGATAGCTCTGACAGCAGGTCAATCTTACAGTGGACACATACCCTACTCTATCAATGCCGATGATGCCACAGACTTTCAGGTTCATTCTGGAAAGGTTGATATTGCAGCAGTGAATAAAGCAGGGACAATCACAGCAGAAGTAACCAAACAAGCCGATGCAAATGATGCCGATGCTTTCAGTGCTGGCAGTGCAATAGTACCTGCATTCACAATCACTGATGACACCAATGCCTTCACGTTGAAACTGGAACCTACTTTTGTAGGAATCTCCCCAACTTCTATTATGGCTAACTATCGTATCTTCAGTGATATTGACAGAGCCATAACTGAGCTATAAGGAACACATGACTGAGCAGGACAAATATTTACCAGTAGTTAAAAGCACTTATGAGTTCTTGATCTCTGTGGGAATACACAGTTGGACTCTTAACTTTTTGATTATTACTTCAATAGTCCTGCTCATCATTATTCTTGTATTGAAACTGGGGTGGAAATACATTGAGCCTTTCCTGACATGGATGAAAACAAATGTATTTATAAACAAAGATCGTAGAAAAGTGTGGGACGATGTGCAATGGACAAAAACAGAGGTTATTGGCCTCAAGGATGTAGTATTAAAGATAGACGATAAAATGACAAAGATGATAGATGCTGTAACCGAGCTGACTAAGGACATGGGTTTGATTAAAGAGAACCAAGCCACACAAGATGGCAAGATAAACTTACTCAGCAGGGATGCAGAACTCTATCAGGAAAAACTGAAACAATACAGCAGTGATGAACTGGACAGGGCTCTTATCCTAGAAATGGAAATAGACAGCTACCTGTTCAATGAGTTCTGGAACCGGGTTGTGGATCTTGGTAGTGACAATTACAATTCCCTGGCACTGACTCCTATGTTTCACACACTCATTCAAGACGCACTGAGATTTGGAGACAAGAGGACACAGGAAATGATGATTCCCCACTTCATCCAGAAAGTTCTTGAAGAGGCCAGTGAACTCACAAACAAGTATGCACAGATGTTCTTTGAGCAGTTTGTGATGATGTATGAGAACAAAGAGCTCCAACCTCGAATGAAGTATCTGAAGAGCTTTGTGGACAAAACAGAAGCAGAGTACAAGTCATTCTTTAAAGAGATATTTCAGAAACTTATCAAGAGAGCACTTCATGGGTAGCCAGAGATATAATTGGGGTATGCCGGACTCAGGTTGGCCTAAGTACACATACCTGCTTGTGATGACAATTATTTGGATACTAACCACTTATGCTTGGCTGCACTGATGAAGGGCTTGAGGAATGTGGTGGGTATGGCTGCTGCTTGTTTTGGAGTGGCTGCTCTGATGTTGTACTTGATGATAAGAGACTTATTGCATCAAGACGAAGAATAAACTGTCTAAGTAAAGGAGAAACCATGGTAACAAATCTCAATTTAGCCAAACTTTGCAAAATCGTTTATGAAGATAACAAGACTACTCCTACCAGTTTGGGGTTTGAGACCATTGCAAAGATCAGAAGAAAAAATGCAGTTGTATATGTGGTAGCTGGAGTAGAAGAGATTGTGATTGTGTACCGTGGTAGTGATGACTTCAAAGACTGGATTGAGGACATCAATGTCCTTGTTAAACACGAAAAGGATTTTGGTGATGTGCACGCTGGTGCTCTTTATCACTTCAAATTAACCAAACAAGTGCTCTGGGAGGCTCTTTCAGGTGCTAACCTATCCAAGTATAGGGTTGTCATCACAGGACACAGCCTGGGGGCTGTAGCAGCTCAAATGTGTGCATTGTGGTTGTGGCAGGAGCATGGGGTGGAAAGTACCTGTAAGACTTTTGCTGGTTTCCCTTTTGCCCAAGGCGAATTTGCCCGGAGATTTGCTGATGCCAAGATTGACAACACAAGATTTGTGTGTGATGGAGACCCTGCTGCTGGAAGTAGAGTTTTAAATGCAATATTCCATCACTTACCTGTTGACATAAAACTGGGAAAGTCCTGGTTCAAGTGGCTTCCTGGATTGCGATGGGGAAGGCACTTAATAGAAACTTATGTAAAGGAGCTTGTTAAGTGATTTACAAAAGCACATACTTCAAGATAGCTGAACTTGTGGCTCCTGAGATATTATTGACTGAAAAAGAAGATGATTTGTGGGAGAAGTTTGGGGAAAAGAGAATAAGACACCTTGACCTCCTCCGGGAAAACTTTAGTGACAAGATTGCAGTGAATGGGAACGGCAGAAAGTACAGTGGGTTAAGGCCAATGGACTGCAAAGAGGGAGCACCCAAGAGCAAGCACAAGTTCTATGAAGCCTTTGACTTACATGCTGTAAATGACAAAGACAATGTGAAGCTGAAGAAGTTGTTGGGAATGATCCTAATCAACCCGGAGAAGTATGGCATCAGTAGAATTGAAGACCCCGATGTGACTTTTAAAGGAAACTGGCTCCATGTTGAAATAATAAACAACTGGAACGGTTTCCACATATTTAAGCCTTAGAGTGTGGGTGGTTTCGCACCCTGT